CCCAGCTCCAATGGAGATACTTGATCTCCCAGCCCCCCAATGTTCGGGGGTTGTGTCCCTTAGAAGGGAACACTCCACCGCAGCTTGGTGTAGACGGCTTGCGGGCGTCCTGAACGCTCCAAGTGTCCCACATCAAGAGGATCAGGTCCTCTCTTTATGAGGTACTTGACCAGAGCGCCATATCCATCCAGCTCATCAACTGGCGGATTTCCTTTCACTACATAGCCCTTAACCAAGGGGCGATGCAAGAGAGGACACATTCTCTGGGTTTCATACCCAAGGAATGAGTGGCGTCCTAACACGGGTGAGGACTCGGCTACCACCGGGAAGAACTTAATCTTCTTAGTGATCTCCGTGTCCAACCACTTGACCGTTTGCCATAGACCCAACTTATAGAGTTGGTTCCGTAGGGAAACAATCGAGATGGTTTCCGCGACGTCAGTTCGGTCCTTGGGAAAGAGTCTACGCACCTTCGCGATAGAAACATCGCATTGGGCATAATACTCCTTTCCACAACTCTCTCTGAACCTTCCGGTCCAGAAGGATTTGCTCCGATTTACGACGAATCCAAACGATTCGAGTACGGAGATGACCGAATCCACACAATCTACAGGAATGATAATATCATCCCCGTAGACGCGCACCCGACCGGTAAATGATTTAATCATTTTCCGGGTAACCGGTGTGTTAAGCTCACGGGAAATTCCCATGAAGATAAGTGTCAAAAAGACACATGCCTCCATAGGAAAACACGTGGCTGAACCCATAGACGCATACTTGGCCAACGACGTTATGCCGTGACCAGGTATATCAGCCTTCCGACTCCGAGTTGCGTCCACAAATTCCCGAAGGGATTTGTGAAACCCAACAAGGAGGCGTACATGCTGATTCGAGACGCGATCGGAGGCTTCACTCAAGTCGAGTGTTGCCAGTGTTCCATCTCTGGAACCTTGTCGAGCCATGAGCTGGTTAGGCTCTTGGTCATCGATACCGATCATCTGAGAAAGGACAATGTCCTTCTTCAGAGAACCAAGAAACGCAGACAAGAGCCCTTGCTGTGCATATTGCATAGCAGTAGGCTCAATGCCTATGATTCGAGGCGTCTTGAGCGATTTGGGGACAGAGACTACCCTTACAGGGAGCTCTGCCTCGGGTTCGAGGATATCCAC